CAACACAGTGATTGCAGACACCCGTGAAGCAGCAGCAAAAGTACTCTTGAACCCAGGCGCCCATGCAAGTGATTTAAATTCAGTAAGTTCAGTATTACGTGCATTACAAGGTGACCCCGACCGCGAAGGTAAATTGGCACAGGCTAAACAAGACCAAGCCAAGGGGTTACTGACTCTTCCAGAAGATGCAACACCGGGAACAGCCGCTTGGTTCCGTAAGTTAGGTCATGTAGTATGAAAATCCGCGACATAGTAGTAGAAGGCGGATATGCTAGTACACTAACACAAGGAACTAAAATAACACCCAAGACTGTTGAACTGGTAGCAGAATCTCTATTCCCAAAATTTGTTGCACAGTTTAATACGTTTTTAAAATCTAAGAATTTACCACCAGTGGTTGGTGGAGGTCCTGTTGGTAGTGCTTTTTATTATAAGCGTGATTTAGTATCTGATCCCGACAAAGAGTACGGCGACATTGACCTACATTTTTTTATTCCACGTATTCCTGACCTAACTGATGCTGCTAATGCCAGCACGTATGCTTCAGCTGTAAAAGAGTTTGCTGATGCAACACCAGGCATTACTACAGAGTCAGGTCGTAATGTTGTTTTTCGAGTAGGCACAGGTTATGTACAAATTGATCTAGTAATGGCCTACTATGAAAATCGAGAGTGGTTATCGGCTCTGACACCTGAGCACGGAGTTAAAGGTGTTATCAGTGCAACTGTTTATTCCAGTCTTGCTGAATATTTAAATCTAAGCATCAGCACCAATGGAGTGCAGGCCAAACTACGTGATGGCAAACCTGTCAGTTTTAGACAAAGTAAAAATACAGAACTAGTAACAGTGAGTAAAAATCCCCAAACTTGGGCCATTGATGTTGCTAAGTTTGTTCTTAAAACACAAGGTATTGATAATCCAAAATTAAGTAAAGATTTGGCTCAATCATCTGGTACTAATATAGAAGATATTAAAATTGCTGATATTATTCAAGCAGTTAAAGCCATTGGTCATACCTTAGAATTAAATGGTGTAGATTCCTACGATAATTTTATAAGTAATATAGTAAGAATATACACTGATAAAATTACTGCCGCTATTGCTAGTAGCAAGTTTGAAAAAGACACTACAGGACGAGCTGAGGCAGATAAGAAAAAACTACAGCAAGGCCTTGACATGGTTCAAGGACTATTTAGATGAAATTAGATTTTATTAACTCAATCCTAGTTGAAGAACGTACTGGTGCTCAACCGCATCCAGAGGACACTATCTTTGATGGAGCCGCGGCGGCCAAACAAATGCTAGGAGCACTACAGGATGTTATTAAAAATCCAGGATCTGTCACAATTAAATGGGACGGATTTCCTGCACTGGTATTTGGTCGATTACCTAACGGTCGTTTTACTGTGCAAGACAAATATATGTTTGACAACAATTTTTTTGCAGACAGCCCTGCCCGTTGGCAAGAGTACGATTTAAAGAAAAAATCCGGTAAAACACGTCCAGACTTATATGCTAAATTAAACAATATTTGGCAGGGATTAGAACAAGCAGTAGGTTCAAGTCCGGGGTTCTTTTGGGGTGATTTACTTTGGTGGCAACAGTTAAAACCAGTTAAGGGCGTTTATGCTTTTAAACCTAACGTAGTTGAATATCACGTTTCAGCAAAAACTACTCTTGGACAGCAGATTGCTCGTAGCGTAGGCGGAGTTGCAGTACATCAATATTATGCTGATGCGAACTCAAAACCTGCACAATGGAACGGACAGGGATTAAAGTTAGACGGACCTGTGGTAATACTAACACCTAAATCAGGAATACAGTTTCACCTAGACGAACCAGTACAATTATTAAGAGCCGCAACCACAGCTATTAATCAATACGGTGCCATAACAGACAAATTCTTAAGCGGGTTAGATAATCCTGCACGTCAGGCCATACAAAAATACACAAATCATCGTATTACAGGTCAAACTAACGAAAAACTAGTTGATTGGCTACAGAATAATGTCAGCGCCAAACAGTACAAGCTACTGGTAGGCGACAATCAAGGCGGATATCTCTATAGAAATCAAAAGGGTCTCAACGGCCTGTTTACTATATGGAACAGCATGTATGCTCTCAAAGCTAATCTTACCAAGCAGTTAGAAAGTCAAGTTCAGGGTGTGCAACAGTTTGTAAACGGCCGTCCTCAGGGCGAAGGTTTTGTGTTTAATACCCCGCAGGGGCTGGTAAAACTAGTAGATCGCGGTACTTTTAGTGCTGCGTTATTTGCCAAGTAAAAATACTGTTTTTTTGCAATAATCATAAATAATTATATACGCAAGAAGCGTAAACATTTATAAAGGAAATTAAAAATGGCAATTCAGACACGTTATGCAGGTGATGCAAATGGCGTAGTAAACGTAGATAGCGGTATTGGTTCAGTTGGTCAAATCATTTCAACTGGTTTAACAAAAGCTCCAATCGCAATCAAATTAACTCTTGGACCAGCAGGTGCACTACAGACATTCCAAGCAGCTGACATGAACACTGGTAATGCAGTTGAGACATTGTTAAGAGCAATTGAGCTTGACGGTACAATCACAATGTATCAAGTTGATACAACACAAATGAGCGTATTGTTAGAAGCTTCTGGTGCAGGTGGTTCTGTTGGTACAAGCACAAGCGAAGGCGCTGTTATTCAAACTGCTACTTCTGTTGCTTCTGCACTACAGACACGTATCCAAGCACTTGGACCAAACATTGCTGTTAGTTCTGGTAACGTTTGGGCTAACGCAATTACTGTTAGCGCATCAAACAACTTCAAATTAGCTTAATAGTTAGTTTAAGTAAAAATAAAGAAAGCACAATTCGTTGTGCTTTTTTTATGACCGATAAATATGTATATGTCTAATGTACAGTTATTTCAAGGTATCACATTGGTAGATATTACTGCTACCGGAGTTACTCGCGGAGACAATGACAGCCTTGAGCGCAACCAACAACGCAATTGGGAAACAGTACTACAATGCATCAGTCTACGTACCCAACCACAGAACATACAACCTCCAACTCAAGCAACACTAGCCGACGTTGGTGTGGCCGACTTTGGTGATTTCTATCAAGGCGAACAAAAAGTTTGGTTATGGACTTGGACCGTAGAACAAACTGAAGTCTACGATTTACCTAGTAAACCCATGGGCGCACTACAGCAAGATTTTGAACAAGTTCCTATCGTTACATATCTAACCGAAACTGCACGTTTCATGCTACCAATTTTTTATCCTTACGGTAGTATTAAAAACATATACTTTAAACAAGTACATCCAGCATAAATATACTAGATGCTACGGCACACATTAAGGCTCATTATCAAGGCACATCTAGGCTCAATGAATGCATCGCTAATATGAAAGCGAACTTAAATGTCCACAACTACCGATATTGAAAAGAAGAGTCTTGAAGCTCACGTAGAACTTTGTGCAGAAAGATACTCTAACTTGGAAACCAAATTAAATAATCTCGATGGCCGCATGGATAAATTAGAAGGTCATATTGTTGATATTAAAGACAGCCTAGGTCGAGTAGGCGCAGAAGGTAATAAAACTCTTATTACTATTGGAACAGCAATATTTGTTGCACTATTAACTGGTATAATTAGTTTTATTATACACGGTATCAAGTAATGAAGATAGTAGAATTACTAAACAACGTTCAAATTGCATTGAACAACGAACAAGCAAATCTGTTGGGAAGATTCCAACATGAATCTAAAATAAACAAAAATGCGTTAAATGAACGCGAGCAATTAATTGCTAATCAATTAACGATGCAGGATGTATTAATGCGTCGTAATGAAAATGGTCAAATCACATACACAAAAAAAGTCCGCTGATCGTACACCCCCAGAACTTCGAGTTTTAACTAACCACCTTACAGATCATCTCAAGCACTGGACTGCTAAACAACTAGATAAGTTTCAAGCACAGCAAGAAGTAATTTGTTTGCCTACTAAACACGGCTATAAAATTGGCCTGTACAATCTGCGGGTATTTCCCAATAAAATGACAGAAGTACGGGATCGTAACAACGAGCTGATACATGTTTTTCGCGAAAAAGTTTCAGCAGTACTCTACACAATTTATACCATAAAAAAACAATATTGGGTAGCCAACGAAATATTGCACCTAGATCAGGAAATAAATAAAAATTATACAGATATTTTAACCATGCGTAAGTGCATGGAATCAGCTGTTAAACGGGGTGATTATTTTTATGCTGATATACGACAAGCAAGATTAGCTACAGCAGAATATAAATTAACCCAAGCTCAGACTCAATTAAGCACTATACACCGTAGGGCTAAAATTGCTAAAGTATGGGAATAGGTATAAATACAACATATAACAGTTTAGGATTAAACCCATGAGACTCTCAGAAATGCGTACAGAAGTAACACCACAGAAGATTAACAAGGTCATGGAAAGCCGCTTTGGTTTTACTATTGACTATGATAATTTAACCTATGGTAAAGCCGAACGTTTAAGCAAGGCCCTTAGCGAAAATATCCAACAAATTAAAAAATCTTTTGGCGCACACACAGCCGAAAAGAATCCAAAGTATATGGAACTTATGTTAGTTAAAGAAGGTTTGGATCGTTGGATGTCTAGTGAACAAGGCTTGTTTGAATCTGAGATGGGCAAGAGTGAAGCAGTATTAGCTGCCAAAGATATTGTTGACTCAATCCAAGACATGTTAGAAAAAGTATCTAAGATGCAGAACGAACAGTTGCCCGCATTAGTTGATACAATTCGTGATCAAATTTCAGTAGAACAAGCTGAAGCATTTAAAACTGCAACTGGTCCAGTTCTACAAACTTTATGGCAAGCATTGAGCACAGGCCGTGATCAAGCAGACACAGCCAGTCGTGTATTAGCTGGTGAGCAAATGCCAACTAACGACATGGCTATGGGCGGTATGGAGCCAGCAATGGCCGCTGAGCCAGCTGGTGATGAACTAGGTGCTCCTCCAGAAGGCGACAGCGATTTTGATAGCGACGAATTTAATGCTACTGATGCTGCTGCTGGTGGCGAAGAAGAATTAGGCCGCGAGCGTCGTTAATGCGTATTCGTGATATTATCCGCGAGGATATAGGTTCTCCAAGTGCTATCGAAGATGAAGCAGAGACACGTGGTGACTCTGCTTTAATTACTGCTCTTGAGTGGCTTCGCAATGAAGCACAAGAATCTAATGCAGTCACTCCACGGGTGGCTGTTGACACAGTTATTGAACGTGTTCGCAATATTCCTGGTAATGAAGCATTTAACTTTGCTGCACTAGATGCTGCTCAAAAATCAAACGATACTGTAAAATCCCTAATCAAAAGTATCAAAGATGATCCACACACTGGTACCAAATATATCTATTTGGCTTTGCCAGAAAATACTATCGATAGTGATGAACCATTGAACGTTGATGCCGGTGTATCGGCTGATAATGCACGTGTAGTTAGTTCAATGGCCAAACGAGCCGTCGGTAAGTAACCAAAATCCTTGACCAAACTCAATAAATACGTTATAATAGCGTGAAGGAGTTTACTATGAAAAAAATTCTATTTGTTGCATTGTTGGCCTTTTCGGCTATTGCACACGCTGAATATTGGCGCCATGGTGGAGGCCGTTACTACTGGCACCCGGGTTATGGATGGGTAGCACCTGCTGTGGTGGGTGGTGTTATTGTTTACGAAGCTACTCGCCCTCCTGTGATTATTCAACAGCAACCAGTTTACATACAACAGACTTATCCCCCAGCACAACCTACATATCCAGCACCCGCAGGATTTCATTGGGAAGCTATGTTGGATGGTAACTGTAACTGCTATAAAACAGTATTGGTACCTAACTAATGAGACCAATTTCTTTTATACTTATGATGTTGATAGCTAGTACGGGTATGGCTGCTGGTCTACAACAGTTGTTTGACAGTTTAAAAAAACCACCTGTAACAGTACCTGCACCACAAGCACCTAAGTCTCCTACGCAACCAATAAAGAAATAAAATGGCATATTCAGATAAAGTTATTGATCATTACGAAAATCCACGTAATGTGGGAAAGATGGACACCACTGACGAATCAGTGGGCACCGGCATGGTTGGTGCTCCAGCCTGCGGTGACGTCATGAAACTACAGATAAAGGTAGAAGATGGAATCATCACAGACGCAAAATTCAAGACGTATGGTTGTGGTTCGGCTATCGCGTCGAGCTCACTCGTTACAGAGTGGGTTAAAGGGAAGACGCTACTTCAAGCAGAATCTATTAAGAACAGTGAGATTGCAGAAGAACTTGCACTACCGCCAGTTAAGATCCATTGTTCAATCCTTGCAGAAGATGCAATCAAAGCCGCAATAGCAGATTATAGGAAAAAACATGATAACAATAACTGAACAAGCAAAAAGTAAAATAGCAGATATTCTTGCAGAAGAAAATAATCCAAAGCTAAAAATTCGTGCCTTTGTACAAGGTGGCGGTTGCTCAGGATTCCAATATGGCTTTACCTTAGATGAAGATCAAAACGAAGATGATTTTGATGTTGAAGGTGTACTAGTCGATTCGATGAGTATGCAATATCTAACAGGCGCAACCATTGACTACAAAGAAGATCAATACGGTAGTGCCTTTAGTATCAAAAATCCAAATGCTCAAACTACCTGTGGATGCGGCAGTAGTTTTAGTGTATGATAACAGTCACTGACCTAGCAGTAAAAAAAATTAAACAAAATTTAGAACGTCGCGGCAAGGGCGTGGGTATTACTGTTGGTATAAAAACTACTGGTTGCTCTGGGCTTGCTTATGTGTTAGAATACTTAGATACTAATGCATACACTGATGGTGTAACTGATTTTGTTAACCAAAACATTATTGTTCGTGTGAGCAACAAAGATTTGGTAGTATTAGATGGCCTAGAAATAGACTATGTTAGACAGGGCCTAAATGAAGGATTTGAATTCCGTAACCCCCACGAAAAAGACCGCTGTGGTTGCGGGGAAAGTTTTCGAATATAAAATATGATAATTTCAAAATACGATTATACACCAATTAGCCGCACGACCGTAGACGGCAAAAGACACTACTCTACACCTGATGGTAGCAAAGTACCTAGTGTAACAACAATTTTAGATCGCACTAAACCGCAAGAGAAGATTGATGCACTCAACAACTGGAAAAAACGTGTAGGCGAAGCACAGGCACAACAAATTGTCACTGAAGCTGCTAATCGTGGGACCCGGATGCACAGCTACTTAGAAACATTTATTCTAAGTGATGATATGAAAGAACTGCCTTCAAATCCATTTGCTCACCCAAGTTGGTTTATGGCCGCAGAAGTCATACTTAACGGACTATCGAACGTAGATGAATTTTGGGGAACTGAAGTACCTGTTTATTATAGTGGGTTATATGCTGGTACTACAGACTGTGTGGGAGTATGGAAAGGTCGTCCTGCTATTATCGACTTTAAACAAACTAACAAACCCAAGAAGCGTGAGTGGATTGAAGATTATTTTATTCAATTGGCTGCATACGCACAAGCACACAATGCGACACATGGTACAGATATTAACTGTGGTGTAATTATGATGGCTTGCCAGCCTAAATTACTAGAAGATCAAACATATTCGACGCCGGAATACCTTGAATTTGTTATCGAAGGTGACGAGTTTGCCTACTGGACTGACGAATGGACCAAGAGGGTTGAGCTGTATTATCTGACTGCATAAATACATTATAATACGTAAGGTTTAGTTATAATGGCAATTACACAGATCAGTCAAGTACAAGTACGTCGTGGATTAAATCAAGATTTACCACAACTTGCTGCGGGCGAATTAGGTTGGAGTACTGATACTCAACAATTATACATCGGTAACGGTACACTCGGTGCACCTGATTATGCTCCAAGTCTTGGCCATACTGAAATCTTAACCCAGTATAGCATACTTAATTTTACCACTGGTTTTGCTGCTAACGTACTAATACTACAGGGCAATGTAATTACCCTACAAAATGAAATTACATCACTGCAAAATAGTATTGGTGTTGATACCTCAACTACTTTGAATTCGTTAACAAATTATGTTACAAGTTTCAGTTCTAACAATGCTGTGGTAAATTATACCATAAATCAAGGATCTAATCAGCGCACTGGTATTATTAAAATTGATCGCGCTACAGGTTCGTCTACAGTGGGTTACGACGAAGAGTACAGTCAAAGCGGTGCAGTTGATGTGATAATGAATATTACAGCAAATACTGGTTACACTACTGTATGGGCTAACACTCTTACAGCAACCGGCAGTTTATCCTATAGAATTACAAGTTTATAAATCGTTTAAATGTTTCAACTAAAGTCCGAAGATCGGTTAAGATCTTGGCGTGAATTTCGATCTGTGTTAGATCAATTACCGTTAGAAGATGCCCTAGTCCAAACTGCACAGTTTTGGGCAAGTGCTCCTTTTGTCCCTTACAATCTGGACACTAGCGATGTTGAGTCTTGGCCGGATCCATGGACCTTAGTGGAAGAGAACGTCTATTGCGATGTTGCAAAATGCCTAGGTATAGTTTATACTTTATCATTATGTACGCATAGAAAAGACTTAGATATGGAGATTAGGATATACCAAGATCCTAATTCTGGACACGAATATAATTTAGCTTGGATCAATCAGGGAAAATATATTGTTAATATGATTGACGGGGAGATTGTAAATAAAGTACAAGTTGAAAAAACATTGAAGTTAAAAAAAACGTACACAGCAGTAGATTTAAAATTAGATTACTATAACAATTAAGAGATATCGATAATGACAATTCAAGTCACAAAAAGAAGCGGAAGACAAGAACCGCTCGCAGTAGAAAAATGGCAAGCTCAGGTAACAAAAGTATGTAGTGGTATCGCAGATGTAAGTCAATCGATGATCGAAATTAAAAGTCAACCGCACTTTTATGATGGTATTACCACAAGAGAAATCGATGAAATTACCCTACGAGCGATTGTAGATTTAATCGACGTAGAGAATAATCCAGATGTAGGACACACCAACTATCAATACGTGGCAGGAAAGCAACGTCTAAGTATGCTACGTAAAGACGTCTATGGATCATATGATGTTCCACACCTTTACGAAATTGTAAAGAAAAATGTAGACACAGGACTATATACCCCAGAACTTCTCGAGTGGTATTCAGAGGACGACTGGAACCGAATGAATGATATGCTAGATCATGAGAAGGACGAAAGTTATTCTTATGCCGCTATTGAACAATTAATCGAAAAATATCTAGTACGTAATCGTGCTACAAAGGAAATTTATGAAACTCCACAAATTCGCTACATGGTTGCAGCCGCTACAGTCTTTCACAAAGAAGAGCCTAACTCAGCTAGAATGCGTTACATTAAAGAATACTACACCGCGGCGAGTGACGGTCTTTTCACTCTTGCTACTCCAGTACTCGCTGGTCTGGGTACTCCTACAAAACAATTTTCGTCCTGTGTACTCATCCGTAGTGATGACGATCTTGATAGTATCTTTGCTAGTGGAGAGATGATGGCCAAGTATGCTAGCAAACGTGCTGGCATTGGTTTAGAAATTGGTCGCTTACGTAGTTTAGGTTCACCTATTCGTGGCGGCGAAATTCAACACACAGGAATGATTCCATTCTTGAAAAAATGGTTTGGTGACTTACGTTCATGCTCACAGGGCGGAATCCGTAATGCATCAGCTACCGTATTTTATCCAATTTGGCATCATCAGTTTGATGATCTTATTGTTCTTAAAAATAACCAAGGTACAGAAGAAACTCGTGTTCGTCACATGGACTACGGAGTTGTACTATCAGCTTTCTTTTGGCGCCGCTTTAAAAACAAAGAACAGATAACATTCTTTGATCCTAATGAAGTACCTGATCTATATGAAGCGTTTTACAAAGATACTGTGTTATTTGAAGACCTATATGTAAAATACGAAAAGCGCAAAGACTTGCGTAAGAAAACAATGTCAGCTGAAGAAGTATTCAAGAGTGGCATTCTAAAAGAACGTACTGATACAGGACGTATCTATCTAGTGTTTGCCGACAACGTAATGAATCAAGGACCATTTGATCCTGAATATCATACCATTTATCAAAGTAACCTTTGCTGTGAAATTCTACTACCCACACGTCCTTTCCGTCGATTAGATGACGACAATGGACGTATTGCCCTATGCACATTAGGATCAATTAACTGGGGTGCTTTCCGTAATCCAGAAGACATGCGCCGTGCTTGCCGTATACTACACCGCAGTCTAAACAATATCTTGGATTATCAAGATTTTTTGAGTATTCAAAGTAAACTAAGCAACGATGAAATACGTCCTCTAGGCATTGGTGTAACTAACCTAGCTTACTGGCACGCCAAGCGTGACTACCGATACGGCGAAAAAGACGCACTACAAGATGTTAAATCGTGGATGGAACATCAAGCATTTTATCTAACAGAAGCCAGTGTAGAACTAGCTAAAGAGCGTGGTGCTTGTGTAGACAGTGACAAGACACGTTATGGCCAGGGTACCTTCCCTTGGGAACTACGTGCCCAGGGTGTTAACGAGCTAGCAGACTTTACTCCCGAATTAGATTGGGAAACACTAAGATCCAACATGAAACAATATGGTGTGCGTAATGCCACCCAAATGGCCATTGCCCCAGTTGAATCCAGTAGTGTTGTAATTAATTCAACTAATGGTATTGAAATGCCAATGAGTTTGATCAGTACTAAAGAATCAAAAGCAGGATCACTTACACAAGTAGTACCTGAGTATGCTAAACTTAAAAATAAATATCAATTGATGTGGGAACAGACTGATTGTGCGGCTTACTTAAAAACAGCAGCAGTACTTGCGGCTTATGTTGATCAAAGCATAAGTACAAATACCTTTTACAATCCAGCACACTGGGCTGATCGTAAAGTACCAACTACATTAATTGCCCGTAATTTAATGCAAGCACACGTTTGGGGTCTGAAAACCTTCTATTATAGCCTCGTGAATAAACAGGGTGCTAAAGCGGATGCCGAAGAGGCACCCGCTATGTTAGAAGAGATTAACTGGGATGATCAAGAAGACTGCGAAGGGTGTAAACTTTAAATGAATAAATTTTATGTTTATCTATATCTTAGAGATGATGGAACTCCTTACTATGTAGGTAAGGGAAAAGATGATCGTGCGTGGGAACAACATAGAAATAATAATAAGGGTGTGCATACACCAACAGAGTCATCTAAGATTGTGTTAATTGAAACAAATTTAACAGAGGATGATGCGTTTAAGATCGAAATTAAACTAATTGCAAAACATGGTCGGAAAGATTTAGGTACAGGAATACTTCATAATAGAACAGATGGAGGTCAGGGTGGTGCAGGCCAGGTATTTACAGAAGAACATAGATCAAAAATAAGTAAAGCATTAACTGGAATTAAACGCCCTCCTCACACCGAAGAACGTAAGAAGCAAATTAGTGAGAAATTAAAAGGTCGTCCGAAGTCTGAAGAGACTAAAATGAAACTAAGATTGGCACATAATACAAATTCTAATCCTGTAGGTGCAAAACGATCTGAAGAGACAAAACAAAAAATGCGATTAGCCCAGTTAGGTAAAAAGCATTCAGAAGAAACAAAGAAAAAAATGAAAGAAACACGAGGGAAAAAGAATGTCAAAGCAACAATATGATCTAAATAAACCTACAAACTATCTTAAACGTAAGATGTTTTTAGATCCAGAAGGGCCAGTAACTATTCAACGTTTTGAAGAAGTACGTTATCCTAAAATTGCAGACTTTGAAGCTACAGCACGTGGCTTCTTTTGGCAACCTGAAGAAATTAGTTTAACTAAAGATTCAAATGACTTTAAAGATGCGTCAGACGCAGTTAAACATATCTTTACCAGTAACCTACTACGTCAAACAGCATTAGATAGTCTACAGGGCCGCGGCCCTAGTCAAATCTTTACACCAGTGATTAGTCTACCAGAATTAGAAGCATTGGTCTATAACTGGACATTCTTTGAAACTAATATACACTCTAAGAGTTACAGTCACATTATTCGTAATATCTATAATGTACCAAAGGATGTGTTTAATACAATCCATGACACTGAAGAAATTGTTGCTATGGCATCAACTGTGGGCAACTACTATGATGCTCTACATGAAATCAATTGCCGCAAAGAAGCTGGCGAAAAGATCAATGAACGCACACACGTTCGCGCTATTTGGATGGCCTTACATGCCAGTTATGCGTTAGAAGCATTCCGCTTTATGGTATCATTTGCCACAAGTCTTGCAATGGTAGAGAATCGTATCTTTATGGGCAACGGCAATATTATTAGCTTGATCCTACAAGACGAGTTACTACACAAAGGTTGGACAGCTTTCTTAATCAATCAGGTTATTAAAGAAGATTCACGTTTTGCTGACGTCAAAGCTGAATGCGAAGCCGAAGTATATCAACTGTATGCAGATGTTATCCGCGAAGAAAAAGAATGGGCTGACTACTTGTTTAAGAAAGGTCCTGTGATTGGGTTGAACGCACAAATTCTCAAAGACTTTGTTGACTATACCGCAGTCGGTGCATTAAAAGATATTGGCATCAAGTATCAAGCATCGGCACCCAAGACAACACCTATTCCTTGGTTTAACAAGCACACAGATACAAGTAAAAAGCAAACAGCTCTACAAGAATCAGAATCAACCAGCTATGTCATTGGTGTAATGAGCGACGCCATTGACTACGAAGCACTACCGAATTTATAAGAAGGAAATGTAATATGAAAGCTACAGTATGGAGCAAAAACGCCTGTCCATTTTGCGATCAGGCAAAAAAATTACTCACAGCAAAGGGTATTGAATACGAAGAACGCAATGTAAGTACAGATTGGACCAAAGAGCAATTATTAGAAGCAGTACCAACAGCACGTACATTGCCACAGATTTTTTTAGATGAAGAGTACATTGGTGGTTTTACAGAATTAAGAAAACATTTACAAGGATAAAATATGTTAATCAATAAAGGATACGCAGAAGGCGATATCGTGTGTTTCAAGATGGTAACTGGTGATGAAATCGTTGCCAAATTTGTAGATCAATTACCCGCGGGTTTTACTGTAAACCGTCCATGTACTGTTATACCAAGTAACCAAGGTTTAGGATTGATGCAAAGCCTAATTTCTGCGGATATAAATACTAATGTAACGCTGAAATTTGAACATGTTATCATGCATGGTCCTGTTATTAAAGATATTGAAAATCACTATATCCGCACTACAACAGGTATTCAGCCAGCCACTAAAGGCGGAATAATTACTTAAAATGCCAGGACGTCCGATTGCTTGTACCGGAGATTTAGTTGATCCAAAATATGGACCACCTAATGCTGTTGCATCTGTTACTCCAACTGTCCTAGCGGGTGGCCGTCCTGTAGCCACAGCAGGTGCTATAGTTGCACCGCATGGCAATTGGACCAATCCTAAAGCACCAGGATATAATCCTACATGTAAAGTTGCAAAAGTACTGCCGGTATTGACTAGCAGTACAGTAATGATCGAAGGCAAGCCGGCAGCTGTTATAGGTGGTCCGGGTATCGGCAGTTTGTGTAGTTGTAACTATCATTCTATAGAAGCAACAGGCGAACCTACTGTACAAGTTGGGTTGTAATCCGTGGCCTCAGCAATACAATTAACCGCACAGAATACCATTATCAATGGTCAGGGTCTTGCGGCAAATTCTACAGTAATATCTGAAATTACATCTTTTCGTTCTCACACACCAATCACACTGATTGCTAATATTTTTACCAATGCTAGTTCATCTAACAGTTCAGCAAGTGTTCTTGCATCATTGGCTAACCTTGGTGTTGGAGTAACACAGGGCCAATGGTTAATCGATTTTTATCCCAGTAACATCACTCCCGTTAGTTCGGGCGGTGTTACCTATTATGGAATTTATGTAAATCCTGTATACGGTACTGGTATACATGCCAATGACATTGTTGGTTATAGTAATGTAGCTATTACAAATACTGCTAGTATGAGTAGTACGATACTAACACAGGTTAACTTACCGTTTATCAATGGAGTTCAAAGTTTTGCCAACGTCTATCAAACTGCCAGCGGATACGCCGGCTCAGTGTTTGATACTGTGGCCAGTGTTTATTTACTAAAAGGCAAAACCTACGCACAAAGTGGTATTGGTTATACTGGTCCCCGTGATTTGTCAACTGGCGGCATTGGAAATACTGGTGCGCTGATATCTAATGTTATTTCAACATGGGGAACTATGTATGATATTAATAATATATCTACTATTAGTAATCCCTATGTGTTTGGTCAAAATTTGTTAAATCAAGGCTTGGGATCTTATGGCAACTTAGCCGCACAGTTATCAGCTGCTGGGTTGAACACAAACAATCTTACACAGGTTCCGCAAAACTCACAGACTGTTAGCCAAGCACCTTCAACTTTTACTGCTACTACTTCGGTTGGGCAGGTTTCTTTGCCGACACTTGCAAATGTAATAAACAATACAAAAGTATCTGGAAATAGTACAGACGTAATAACATCAATCTTTAAGAGCATTACTGGTACAGCACTACAAGCTATCCAAACAGCAACTAATGTAACTATTGCAAATGCTTCGATTACGTCTCTTAACGACTATCTTAATTTTAATACTATTGTTTCTCCAGCTACTCTTGCTCATTTAAATTCCATTGGTGTAACAGACTTTCCAACCTTTACCGCACTACTACAAAAAGACGTGGGACAGGGATATTTTTCAAGTTGGTCTAGTATTATTCAACTGTTGTCAGCCATAGAAAATCCCACGTTAAATTATACAACTGCTAATGCTAATAGTTTGGTATTATCAAATACTATTGCAAATAATTTATTGGCCACACTGGGCACAGGTTCGGGACCTTTCAATACGCCTGTTATCAACGACTATTTGGGCGCGGTAGTTGGCAATCCTTATAACGCAAACATAGCAACCTTAAACACAAACTACAGTACAGTTTTAACCGGTGCTGTATCATCCGCAGTATCAAATCTTGATCAAGCTGTGATTGATTATAACAATGAAGTTTCTGCCAACGTCGGACCACCAAACATAACTATGATTGATTCAAACGTGTCGGCTGTAAATAGCGCATTGAATTCTATTCCGTCGAGTGCAGCTTTAACAGCAAGCCAGCAGGCCTACTACACAATGTTGAATCATTTGACTTCGGAAGTTAATAATTTAAACAAAGCAGGAATTGTATTCAATTCTGGGTATCCACAGACTCTACAGTTTTTTGGAAAGAGCATTGGGCAAACAGCATCAGACAAAACCGATGCACAGACTTACCAATTTTTTGCTAATTTGATTACTCCAGATGTCTACGGAGACACAATCAGATTGGCCATTGCTGAATTTATTAACACTCAAGAATTGGCTACCGCAGGAATTAACCTCACTAATGATCCAAATCCCGCTGGCATTATAGCTCAAGCAAATCAACAAAATATACCATTAAGTACCTATATAAACCAGAATAAGTAGGGTTTTAATGGTGGGTTTTTGCTCAGAAACACTACTTACCTTGACTTTCAACGACTTATATAGTATTATAACTCATTAGATATGAGTTTAAATATCTAACGCTTTCAGTTTATCGAAGCGTATAACCAAAGGAGGACAGTATGAGAACGATATTTTTATCTATCGTAGCAATATTAGCCCTGA